TCATTCCGGCGGCCGACCATGCTTCCGGATCCACTCAGCCATCAGTGCGCGGTCCTCCGGATGCTCGTCGTCCAGGTCCTCGAAGATCGTACCCTTCGTGAAGTCCAGCGGCTTTTCCTGCTCGCGCGGGCGCGGCCAGGCCTCACGTGTCTCCACCAGCATCGCAGCCTTCAGCATCTCCAGCATCACCGGCCGTTCTTCCACGCCGCGCGGCCACATGGCCATGACCTTGATGTAGTCGTCGGTGAACTGCTCCAGCCTGAACTTCAGGCGCGCGATCTCCCACAGCGCGCGGGCGAGCTCGGGCGTCGGGTTTTGGCGGTAAAGCTCGCGCAGTTCCTGGCTGGACAGCGGCGGCTTCAGGTCCTTGCTTTTTGGCATGTAAATACTGGATAAAAACACAGTATATCAGTCCAGAAACGCAAAAAAGCCCCGAACCTCCACGTGGGAAGCTCGGGGTATGGGTCACGGGGGGGCCATGCCGTTCTCTCGGATGAATTGCTGTGCTGCGCGGGCGGTGGCGGCCGCCTCTTCAGCTTCGCCGATCAGCGCGCGAACAGCGCTGTCCAGCTCTGGAGGAAGTGACCGGCCGGGGGCACCGGCTGCATCGCCGCCGCCGGGGCTGCCGGCTTGGGCGCGTCCGGGAGTGCCACCGTCGCACCAGGCTGCACCGAGGCGCAGCCGCTCAGAATTGCGCAGATCAGCGCGCACTTTTGCCATTTCATCATCGTGACCTTTCTGAATCTGGGCCGACTTGAGCGCCTGCTCGGCGCCGATGGCCCGGTTTTGTTCGCGCCGCAGTTCCAGCGCGGCTTCGGCGGCAGCCGCCTGCTGCTTTACCTGCGCATCCCACTTGGCCTGCACGCGGCCGGCGCCGTGGATCTCGCAGCCCAGGCACAGCGCCACCAGTGCCAGGATCCAGTAGCACCAGGATGGGACGATGCGCAGCAGTGCCATGACGCTCATGCCAGCATCCCGCCGGCCAGTACGAACTGGGCGCGCAGGATCTCCAGCTTGTTCTCGCGCTGGCCATAGCCCGCGCCCGGCAGCGAAGCCCAGATATTCCGGACCTTGCCGACCGCGATATCGAAGCGCCCGGCGTCCACGTCAGCGAGGGCGCCGCGCTCCTTGATCTGCTGCAGCGCGATGGCATCCTGGCTCGCTGGCGAGAAGTCAGGCAGGTTCAGCTGCTTCTTGTAGGCGTCGAAGTAGCGGGCCAGGAGTTGGTACCGCCCGGCGGCCGTCGAGGACAGCGTAGGATTGAGCGCGATCAGGCGCCGCGGATGGTCGGCGTAGCTGTCGAACAGGATCGGCTTCCAGGGCGTAGAGCCCACGAGGACGTTATAGCCGTTGTCCGAGACCTTCAGCAGCGGCGCGCCGATCTCGCTGAAGGCCAGGGTGTCGAGAAATGCCTTGCGGTTATCCATTTGACTTGCTCCATAGGCGCTGGCGCGCCGCAACGTACAGCCAGGGAACAGCGTAGAGGCCGGCGAATCCGGCATTCATGGCCACTTCGCCGGTCTGCGGGGCCGTGTAGCCGTACAGCGGTCCCAACAGCACCGCGACAGCGCCGGTGGCCAGGACTGAGCAAAACAGACGGTCAAGGTGGTGCTCGGCGCCAGGCGTCATCTCGTTGAGGGCGCACAGCGCGCGCAGCAAGATCAGGCCGGCGGCCACGAGGTTGATGATCAGCAGGTAATGGTTCGTCATTGGGGCGCTCCCGGTTGTGGATTACCCCCTCCGAATCGACTTTGCAGCTGCTGCAGGGCCAGCGGCACCAGCGTCTGCGAGCACACCCCGATGGCGAAAGCGCTGAAGAAGCGCATTTGTTCTGGAATCTTGGCCGTCCACTCGAAGAAGGACGACTGCGCGGCCCAAGCCATGGCCACCGGCCCACCATAGGCCGCTACCAAGGCGCTGGTGATCAGCGTAATGGCCATGCGCAGCAGCGGAGTCTGCCGCGTGAACGAAAGCGCCACGCAGCCCCCGAAAATCCCGGCCAACAGCAGGTCATACTGCAGGCCGAGGAAGGCGCCCGTAATGGTCACCGTGCCGATCGAAACGGCATACCCCGCTGCCGCGCTGGTTGTTGGTTCTGGCATTGAGCCCCCAAAAGTGAAAAATCCCGCTAATCCGAGCAACGATGTTAGGAAGGTCTGATAGGCGCTGGAAGATAGGTCTGCGACCACCATGGCAACATGTCGTACCAAAGGATGTAACGCGGATCATCCGCGTAGACGATCCCTTGATACGGAAATGACTCAATCGGCTGTGGTCCACCGATGTAGCCGTTAATTACATCATGCGTGTCATCCGTAAAACTGACGTAAATTGGCTCCATAGCAATACCCTTCAAATCTCATACGCGGATAGCGCAATCGAATAGGTCGGCGTGCCGCCTGAAATGGCGGAGGTGTAGTACATCGTTTGCGAAGTCAGAAGATCCAGTACAAATGGGAAATCAAGCGGTTGCCCGCTAGAGGAAATCACCCCAGCCGTGCGCACGATACCCAGACCAGTAGAGTCCGCCGCCACGTAAATGGAGATGTTCGCGCCAATAGATCCCGTATATTCCGTGTAGCCATAAATGCGCTTGGCCCCCGGCGGAACTGCATTAGCAATTGACAGTGATGTGAAGCTGCCTTGCGACGTCGGCGACGAAACCAGCACGCCCACCGATAGCCGTGACAACTTACGGTCGTTGATGAAGCAAGGCACAAACTGGCTGCTGGGGTTCGTCGGGATGATGGCGATCAGGCCCGATGCGGTGTAGCCGCTTGGCGCATTTGCCCCTGTGTATGTTGAGGTAGGCTGACCTGAAACGGTTTGCGCCCATACGCCCTTTGCGCCGGTCGTCGGGTTGTAGCCCGCATACACCGCCACGTAACCGCTGGCCGGTGCCGTGCCTGTGTCCATACCGTTGATTCCGGTAGTGGCCAGGTTCAGTGCTTGGTTCAGATTTGCGATGCGGTAGACTAGCCCGCCAACAGTAGTTTCAACCACCACTTCATCTGCAGTGAACGTGGCAGTCGCGCTGGCTGCCGTTAACGACATGGCTAGGCGGCGCACTTGACCTGCCACGCCAACCATCTGGCCAAACTGTGCGGCTTGTAGCGCGCTCACCGCTTGGCCGACCTGCACCGGCACGTTGAAAACCGGGCTGCTGCCCAGCAGCGTGGAATTGATTGACGGTGCGCTGGTATAGGCGGTGATGTTGCCGGAGGTGATCGTGGTCTGGCCGTTGGCCACGGTGACCACAGCGATGCCGACGTATCCGGAATCGGGCGACGGCGTCACCTGGCTGCCGGTGGTGGCCGAGATACCAGCTTTCGCGCTCAGCACCACGGAGCCCTGCCGGAAGGTATTGCTCGTCGCGCCGGAGTTGTTCGGGCCGCTGTAGGGGACAGTGGGGTTCGAGTCGTTGTAGAACTGCAGCACCACCGGCGAGGTGCCGCTGGTCGGGTCCACGCTGATGTCGGTTTCTTGGAACGTGGCCTGGATCAGGTAGTTGATCGACTGCCCGGCCACGCTGGGCGCGGTCAGCGTCAGCAGCGAGGCATCCAAGCTGATGCCCTGCTTGACGATCTGGTGAGTGGTGTCCGCAGCCAGGGTGCCATAGATGGTGCCTTCCAGCGCGGCCAGCATGTAGATCTCGCCCGGGGCCACGCTGACCTGCATCGATGCGGGCGATGTCGGGCTCACGGCCAGGCCGTTGAACTGCGTGCTGGTGCCAAGCACCGCCGCGCTCAGCTTGGCCAGGGCCACCATGTTGTCTTGGGCCTGGCGGGTGAACATCCATTCAAGGACGGACTGCCCGATGTAGGAAATGATGCGGCGCATTGGCTCTCCAAAAGAAAAAGGCCGCTCAATGGCGGCCAGAAGGGATGTTTGGTGCTGCTGGAATGGTTACTTAATCGCGGTCCACATGGTCGTGCCCGCCGGCTTGACGGCGCTGATTGCCTCGTAGATATCCTCATCGGTAGCTGACCTGGTGATCAGGCTCAGCGACCCGGTATAAGAAGTAGCCAGCGGCTTATTCAGCGCAGATATCTTGGGCGCGTTGCAGAACGCTGCGCCTGCAGCAGTTCCAACCGAAGCAGGCCGATAGACCGTGATCATTGCTGTGTATGGCACGGCCAACGAGCCCATGCGTGCCACGCCACAGTAGCCTTTCGACAACGGAGAATTCAGCGCCCCGGTGTCCAGCGGTCGGTTCGGCTCGAAGATGTCCGGCGTGTTGCCGGTGATCTCTTCCAGCACCTGGATCATGGCCGGGCGCGTGCCGCGCCCACGGAACAGGTTGATGATGATCCGGTTTCGGAACGAACTGTCGCCCTGCCCTTTCTTGCGCAGCAGAGTGTCACCGAAGAAATCCGCCGCGATCATGTCCAGCCAGCCATCGGTGGCCCACTTGATGCGCGTCTGCAGCTTGGCATACGCCCACAGCGTGTAGATGAAGCTCAGCGCATAAGCCGCGCCCCATAGCAGGCCGTCTAGGATTGGCGTGTCACCGGTGAACCAGCCATTCGGCAGCAAGTCCTTCAGCCGCTTGAAAACGTCGTTTTGATCGCCCGTTGCCATCATGCCACCGCAATAGTCCCGGCTTTCGCCGTCTGCTTGGCCGTAATGGCCAGGTCCGAGGTGCCGCCATTCAGCAGCAGTGCGCTCACGTTGGTGACGCCCGGCGATGCGCCGTATGCCACCGTGGCGAGTTTCGTGTAGCTCAGCGAGTTGCCGAGGCCCAGCGTGTTGATGTAGGTCTGCAGCGCGGCGGTGACGAGTGCCACCACATCGGCATGGATGTAGCCCGTGGCCGTGGTGATCGTCATGGAGACGTTCGCAGTCTGCTGGACCGGCCCGAATATGCCATACGTGACCGACAGCGGGCGCGTGGCCTCGACCGCAGTCCCGACGCTGGCCAGGAACGTGCTGCTGGGGTTACCGCTTCCATCGTCGACCACCGCATAGAAGTAGCCCGGCTGGCTGATGCCGTTATAGGCCTGGTTCTCTACGATGACCGCGCTGACGTTCTGCTGTAGCGACAGGATCGCATACAGCACTGCCGCCTTGGTGGCCTTGGAAAGGCTGTTGATGTAGTGAATGAACCGCGCGCGGAAGTCCGCATCCAGCTCGGCATCCTCGCCATTCGTCAGCCCGGCGGCGTTCGTCACCGTGTCGATGCCGGTGATGGCCTGGGCGATGGTGTTGATCGAGCCGGCCGTGACGTTCCCGGCCACGCCAGCGGTCACCGCTTGAATCGGCACCGTCACAGAGCTGATGCCGTTGGCCAGCACATAGCCGCCCTGGCTGGCGTCGTAAGCTGCATTGGTCGTGTCGGCCGTCACGGTGTACTGCTGCGTCCCGTTGCCGGTCTGGATCAGCGCGCCCACCGGCACCAAGGCCGTGCCGGAGGCAGTGAACCGTGAAAAGGTCACCGATCCGGTTGCGGCCACGGCCGCCAGGCGCGTGAAGTTGTAATCGGCCATCCATGTGTCCAGATCGCTGCCGCTGGCCGTTGATGCCCGGGTGGTAACCAGCAGCGCCAGCACCAGCCCCTGCAGCCACAGGGCAACAGAAGCGACGGATTCGACCGCCGCGCGCAACGTGGAGCCGATGGTCAGGTCCACCAGCGCAGTGGCCTTGCCTTGGATGGACGCCACCTGTTCCTGCACCAGCGTCACGAAGTCTTTGCTTGATAGGCTCATTTGTTCACATCAAAGGCGAGAAATACTGGTTTCTTGGTCTGGGCGTCGTTGTAGCGGATGGAAATGCTCACGCCACCGGTGATCGGCACGACGTCAATCTGGGGTGCCGGCGAGCGGGCCACGGCCGATTCGCGCAGGATCTGACCACGGATCAGCGCCCGGATCTTCGAGACATCAACCACCTCGCCGACTTGGCGCGGCAGGCCGGCACCATAGTCCAGATGGAAAAGGTAGTCGCCCGGCAGATCGGGGGCGCCGTTCTGGCCGGGCGCAGAGGGGTTCGTCAGCAATCGCCGTAGAACCCGCTGCTGCCCCAGCTCGGTACCGTCCACGCCCAGCAGGTCGCCAGAAGCAGACGCCGAAAGGTCGCTGCTCCAGTAGTGATACAGGTCGGACATCAGGAAGCCTTTACTGTGCTGGTCATGTGGGACGAATTGGATTTCTGCGTCGGCGCGTCTGTCTGATTTCCAGCACCATTGCTTTTGTGCGTATGGCCATCGAACAAGGCGGCAAAAGCCGACGTCAAAACGCTCAGTAAATCAGCGCCGGACGCGCCCAGGTTGATCTGCGGCGCAGTCACATTCGCCGCGCCGGTGGCCACGATATTCACCACCGGAGTGGTGACGTCGATCTCCGCTGCGCCGTTGACCGAAATCTTCCCGTCGCTGGTGAACTTCAGGAAGCTGCCGGTCTTGTGCACCATCCAGAACTCCCCGGACGGCACGGCCATGGGCCGGTCCTGGTCATCAAAGAAGCGGCTGCAGACGAAACCGCTGTTCGCATTACCTTCCTCGAAATGGACGTCGACCTGGTCGCCGATCGAAGGCGCGAAGATCACGCCCCAATCGTTGCCCACCGCAGCGGCCGCCAGCGAAAGCCAGCCTGTTTCATCGTTTTCAGGCTGGAGGCGAACCTTGACGCTATGCGTGTTCGGGTTGTAGCTGCTGACGATGCCCTTGCGCGGCTTGGCTTCAGTGTTGCTGGCGAGTTGCGCCTGCAAGCGCATTGCATTGGCCAGCGCACTCATGGAGCCACCACCGAATCCGGCGCATGGTTCTTGGCATGCAGGTTCATCGAATAGCCCTCATCAAACGACATGCGCCGCGTCACGCTGTCCGGGTAGTAGGTCTGGTCCCAGGCCGTGCCCGTGCCCATCACCTGCACCATGGTGTCGATGCCGAGAATGTTGTCGCCCGGGAGGGTGGCCGTCAGCTTCATCTCGTGCGCGATCAGCTCCGCATAGATGGTCTGAGCACGCTGCAGCGCCTGCTCCTGAGTCAGGCCCGGGATTGTGTAGGTGTAAATCTGCGTCCCGCCGAAAGGCTTGGCCTTCCCGGCCTGGGTCGTGTTGCCCTTGCTGGGGTAGGTCGCGGCGTAGGATTTTTTCCCCTTCGAGTTGAAGGAGCGCACCACCACCTGGATGCCGCGCGAGACCGTCAGGCCGCGCGTGAAGCGCAGATCCATGAAATTGCCTTCAGGGAATACTTGATCCGCGTTCGGTTCCTGCCACATCAGCACATACGGTGTTGCCTTCGGGTCCGGCTTCGGGCCGAAATACAGCGTCTTCCCGCGCACATAGACCGCAAACTGCTCCAGGTGCGCCAGGTAGTTCAGGATGTCCCACTCGCTGCGCTGGTCGGTCATCGTCACATGGTCGATGTCGTAGTAGGTTCCCACCAGCGTGCTGGTCGCGGTCACCTGCGGCGTCAGGCCACGGCGCACGGCCAGGTCAGTGGCGATCTGCGAAGCAGTCTTGTTCGGCCATTTCTCGGTGGTCTTGGCATCGATGAATTCCGATGTCAGGTCACGCCCGATCAGGTCAATGCGCCCGCGCACGATGTCGAACTCGACCTCGTCGACTCGGCCATACAGCATGCTGGTGAGCTCGCTGGCGCGGTAGTCGTCCGGATTGGCCGGGAAGCCGGCGAAAATCTCCACGAAGGCAGTTTGCAACTCGGAAAACCAGTTCGCGTTCCGCTCTGCCGGCAGCATGTTCTTCAGGAAGGTGATGCGGAAGGTGTCCGCCGCGTAGAAGTTGTTGCTTTCCACATCCCATGATACCCAGCCTTCAATCAGCGTGTCGTTCAGCTTCACGGCGCCACGCGGCCGAGTTGCGGCCGACAGCGCAGGAAGCGGATTCAGGCTAAGCATTCAGAACCCCATTCGGCGTTTGATTCAACGGCGGCACCACGATGGTGTTCACGCCGGTAAGCTGCGGATCAGTGCGCCCGTTGGCCGCGGCCAGCGCAGTCCAGCCCATCGGGTCGCCGTATTCATTGGCGGCCACGCGGTACAGGTTGCCGCCGGCCTGAGTCACCGTCTTGGTGCCGGAATTGATGCTGCCCAGGTTCTTGCCCATCCGCCCCAGCGTCACGTCCATCTGCTGCAGCTTTGGGATCTGGGCGGCGGCCGTGGCTTGGCTCAAGATTCGGCCCACGTTCGTGGAAATCGGGTTGTTCGGCAGGATGCCGCCCAGTGTGGTCACGCTGCGCACCGTGTTGTTGACCGAGGCGAACAGCACCTGCACGCGCGCGCGCACCGCATTGAGCGGCTTCACGATGCTGTTGATCGTGCTGGTGGCCGCTTTTGCGATATCGCTCACCGTGCTGATGGCTGAATTCAGGTTGGACACCAGAGACGACAGCGTCGGGTCGCCGATCTCGTCGGCCAGGTCGGTGATGCTGGACGCGTCCTGGTTGACCAGGTCATCCACACTCGGCGCGGCGATGGCAAGCACCGCCCCGCTCTTGTCTTCCACCACTTCCAGCGTGATCTGGTACGGCAGCTGGTAGAAGCGCTCAAAATCTGCCCGGAATTCACGGATCACCACCCGGTAAAAGAACTCATCCCAGATCAGGTCCAGCGCCTTGCCGGCGTCCTTCAGGGTGTTCACATACCGGGCGCGGTCGCGTGCGGTGGCACCACGGAAAAGACCGCTCCATGTGATCGGCGCTGGATCCGCGCCCATCGATTGGACGTTCCGTTTGCCACCGACCAGCTTATGAGTGACGAGATGCTGCTCACCGCCAAAGGGAATCTTCTCAGGGATCTCGGTTCCGGAGAACTCAAAATCGCCAAGCTGCAAGATGGTGTCGGGTTTCATCTGTTTCCAGAAATAGAAAGGCCACCAGAAGGTGGCCTGTAATCGCTACTTGGCGTAGTTATAACCAGGTGGCGGCATCGCCTGATTTACATCGAATGCACTGCCGCCAGTCGGGCGTACAACCTCCCGTACCAGGTAGCTGGCCAGAGAGTTCGCCATCGGCCGTCCATCTAGGTTGATCTGCGTATTCACAAGCATCACCCGGGCTTCTCGCGGGGAAATGAACTTGTCGCGCTCTCGCTCGACGGTGCCAGGCGCACCCTCTTTCGGAGAATCACCTCCGAACAGGCCGGTGAACCATTTCCACTTCGAAGCGAACCATTCGACCAACGCACTGACCCCGTTCTTAATGCCGTCCCAGATACCTTGAAGCCAAGGCCCCACCGTGTCCCAGTTCTTCCACAGCAGGAAAGCCGCGGCAGCGATGCCCGTGATGGCCAAGCCGATTGGGTTGAGCAGGAATGCGCGGCCCAGGAACATGATCCCGGTCCCGATAGCGCGCATCGCTGTGCCGATCACCGGACCAAGGCCAACGAACTTGATAAAAGCTCCATACATCAGGACACGGCCGACTACGGCTTCTACAGCCGCGAGAGCTGCAAATCCCATCACCAGGGTCTTTACAGTGCCTTGGTTGTCCTTCATCCACTGGCTTGTCTGACTGAGCAATTCAGCGAACTTCACCATGTAAGGGATCAGCGTGGGAAGGATCTGATATCCGATGATGCCCATGGCTTCTTCGTATTTTTTCCGGAGTGCAGCCTGTGCAGCGTCAGGATTCGTTTTCAGCAATTCCTGATATGCGGCATAGCTGCTTGGCGTGGCCTGGATAAGTTCCTTGTCGCGCTCAAATTGCAGCGTTTTCATCAAGAAGGTGCTCAGACCAAAGTTCTTGTTCACCTGCTGCGTAAGCGCGCTGATTGCCTGCTCTTCCGTCAGGCCGCGCGACTTCATCAGATTTTCGACGCCGGTTTTGCCGTACTTTTGCGCCCAGGTATAGAGGTCAAAATCCTTGTCGCCAGAGCCATATACAGCGCCAGGCAAAAGCTTGCTGCCGATGCCGTGTTTGTTGTTGACCACCTTCGAAGGATCCAGTAGACCGGCATCCAGCCACGTCTGGATATCGTGCTTGGGGATCTGGCCACCCACGATCATCGCACGCAGGCGCTCGGTGATCGTGCCCGCAGATTGCGCACCTCCGCCCTTGCCTTTCAGTTCGGCCATGAGGGTCGGCAAGATCATGTACTTGTATTCATCCGACATCGTGAGGGATGAACTCTTGGCATACTTTGCCGCCATCAGGAAGTCATGATCATCAATCGTCCCGCCGCTGGCAATCAGCGCGCGGGCCTGAAGGTTCAGACCCTTTTCCAGCTTCTCATACGTCATTGCGCCGGGAGTCATGAGTTCCGTGGCCTTGACCATGTTGAAGCCGAGGTGCGGATTCGACTTGCCGGTTTGCGCCTCGATAACAGCTGCAGTTCGCTGCAAGAGAGGGAGCGCACGATAGGCTTCCTCCATGTGATGCAGACCGAAAACGGAACGAAGCTCGCGGAGAGCAGCTAGGTTTTCCGAGGCTTTGCTTGTCGGCACCTCACTAGCAGTTTTCCAGGCCGCCGCCGTCGCTTCCGCGATGTCTTTCTGCGACATGCCAGCTACTTTCATCAAGGAAAGTTGCCGCGTGTATTCCTTGGAATAGTTGACCGACTTTTCCAGGAAGCCGAGCATGCCATCGCCCATTTTCGCGGATGCCAGTCCAATTCCTGCTATCTTTACGGCTTTCAGCTTGTCTTCCAGCTTGAGCGCCAAGCCATGGGTTTTCATCAGGTCGGCACCGAGCATGGCCAGGCCTTGGCTGGCAAAGTTCAGGACCTGAATCCGAATCCCAATTTTGTAGGCTTCAAACATGAAAAATTTCCTTTATAGACTGCAAGAAATGGCAGCCGACAAAATTCCGTGGGTGCAATACCCGAACGTCAGCCGAGTGCATCGTAGGCCGAACGCATATGGAGTTTCTTCCACTCCCAAGCTGGATCTAACCCTCAAAACTATCCTTGCCATCATGGCTTTCTGGGCTCTTTTTGCCCCAGTTCTTGCCGTATTGGCGTTTTTCACTCTTCCTTGGATTTTCTTGTAGCGCCATGAAATCGAAATTGTTATTTGCCGGGCTGATAGTCGCTAGTTCAATTGCGCTTTTTGGATGCTTCTCTGACGAACCAAAAATCCCGGACGTGACCCCAGAAAAGTTTTCGAAGATTCACCAGGGCATGAAATATAAAGACGTGGCAGAAATATTTGGCTCCCCTGGCCATCAAAGTTTGAGCAATGAAGCAAGCGGAATTGTTTTCAGAACGTACTCTTGGCCAAACTCAAAAGGCGGTTCAGTCTTAGTCGTCTTCAGTGAAGACACTGTGTTTCAGGCTTTGCCCGGGATGGAAATGTAACTACCGTCAAATAAAAACCCGCCGAAGCGGGTTTTGTCAGTTGGACTCCAGGGCGGCCGGCCACTCCTTCAAGCCGGTCAGTGCGTCTTTCTCCGGGTCATATTGATAGACTGCCAGGATTCCGTTGATGTTGCGCAGCACCGCATAGACAGTGCCGTCAACCTCTTGCACTTCGCTTTGCTGGCCGGCCAGCAATGTGCCGCCGTTTCTGGTGTAGGCCACTCGGGCACGGCCCAGCAACTCTTCTTCGTCGTATCTGCTCATCTCTTCGCCTGATTAAGAGTGCAGCCCATGCGATGCCGGATGAAAACCGGCCAGCATAGGAACACTGATTTTTTTCTTTTCGAGCAACTCTGCCAGCTTGGCGAGGCCCGCCCTGGTGATCAACACTTGTTCGACCGTTTTCTCGGTCCCATCATCCCGGGTGACAGTCGTGAGCTTCAACTCGATCAAGCCGGCCTTGGCCTTGTCCGAATAGCCCTGCCATACCCGGCTGTGATGATGCCGGAAAATGAATCCTTCCGCATGGGCGAACTGCAAGAATTTCTTTTCTGGAACCTGCAGCAGTTTTGCGGCGATCCGCAGGCATACCGCACCGTCCGCTTGGCTGGCAAGACGATCCAGCGCCTCAGCCTTCGGCGCGGCAATAGCGAGGGCCGCCTCAGCTTTGGCTTTTTGGTCGGCCAGATCGGCAGCGAGCCGCAGAGCATCTGGCAAATTCTGCGGAATGGACAGCGCCGTCGTGACCATCGTGTCGTAGGCGCGGATCACCTTCAAGTGGAACGCCGCGCTGATCCACATCGCGTAGGCGTAGACCAGTTCCTTGGCAACAAACGTCCCAAGTCCTTGTTTTGATTGGATTGCTGGAATCCCAGCAATCTCGATTTCAGCAACAAGCGCTTTGGTCTGATCCAACATCAACCAATTCCCGGGCTTGTGACGCCCCTCTTCTCCAGCTGCCTTGTGCAAATCATTGAGGCAATACCGGCCATTAGCATCGCGACGGATGGTGATGCCGGAAATGATGATGTCGCTCATGCTGCCACCTCCGCATCAAGGCTGACGAAAACCACGCCGGCGAACTTCTCCAGCAGCACGGTCACGCATTCTTCCAGGCGATCCAGCATGGAATCGGGCGCGGCCAGTTCCAGCTCCAGTTCCTTCTTGTCATCGCGAGACACCACGATAAACGGTTTGGCATCCTTGACTTTGGGCTGAAAGACAGCCTCGGCCGCCAGGTTGATGGCCCCGCCGAGCGCACGGCGGATCTTTTCGATCAGCGCCTCGATGCTAAACTCGGACGGCGAAAACACGCTGGTGGGCGTGAAACGCACGCAACCGTTGCGAAATTCACGGAAACCCAGGCTGATCGTGAGACCTTCCTTGACGGAAGGCGCATTAATAGCTATCGTTGTCATCGATTGACTTTCTTAAAGAGTGTTGATCCAAGCCCCGAACCCAATCCGCCAAGATCTGTTCGGGGCTTTTTCTTTTACTGCACCGCATTTTCTCTCTCCGCTAAGTCCCGCATACGGGCATCGCTCAAGATTTTGTCGGCAATCCAGTTAGCCGACCGCTCCATCTCTACCGCCTTTTGTTTCAGCCAAAGGTGGTTTTCCTTCGACGTCCTCACCTGAATTTGCGTAATTTCTTTTGTTGCAACTTTGGGTATCCCGCCAGGATTACTCATGCTTAGCTCCTTTCTTTGCCGAGTGAATGCATCATACTATCCACTTCATATCATCGCAAGTACATATGATAAAAAAAATAGTGAATGGCTAGTATGATGCGGGCATGAAAGATACAAAACCTCCAAGCCGCACCGCTGATCAGTTTGTCGTTCGGCTTCCTGACGGCATGCGCGACAAGATTGCTGAAGCCGCAAAAGCCAACAGCCGGAGCATGAATGCCGAAATCGTTGCGCGCTTGGAATCATCCTTTTCTGGCGACTCATCGGAAGAGATGGGCCTTCTGAAAGCGAAGCTTGATCACCGCGATCAGATGATCTCAATCCTCAATGACCACATAGCCCAAGCGCGTTCTTTTTCGAAGTCGCAAGAGAGCATCATTGCCATGCTGGGGGCGCAAATCAGGATGCTGGTTGAGGGCTACCCCGACAACGGGAACGAACTCTCCAAATCTATGCGATCTTCATGGGCGTTGATCGGAAATGCTTTCGCGCACAATGACTTAGAAGCAGCACTGATACCCATGCAGGAGGTGCTTGATCTTGCAATGGAAAAAGGCTATCTCAACAAAGACGGAACGCCTGGCCCGAAATATCCAGAGATAAAGAAGATCCGGGATTAATACCTACCGGGTGCGCCTGCGCCCGGTCGTCCCGCCAGTTGAAGGGCTCTTCTGGGCCTCGAACATCTTCTGCACTTCCCGCAACTGAATGCCTTCGGCGGTAGCCGGCCGGTTGGGTTGTGTCGCCCTGGTGCTCACAGCATTCGCCGCTGGGTTGAATCTCATCTTCATTTCAAGTCTCCAAGTTGCCCTGCGTTCAGAAATCGTAGTTTCCACCGATTGGATCTGAGCCTGTAATGCCACGCACGACTGCCCTGCCGAGCTCCTTTTCGATCAGCTCCCGATTGCGAATGACGGCCATGCCCAAGACAGAGCGCGGCGGCTGCTTGTCAGTGCCGAGCTCGAAATAAACCAGGTGCTGGTCATCGGACCCAACAACTGCCTCACGCGCGCCAACGTTTTTCTGGATTGACTCGCGCATTTCTCCGCTGCGAAGGCCGGGGTCGTCGGGAGTGTATCCGAGGCGCTTCCGCTCTTCTTTCGTTGACTCTGCCAGCGGCGCCCATGCAGCGAAAGGGCCTGTCATGCGCTGGTAATGCCCGATTTCCTCTTTGGCCGTCTTCTGGATCGCTGAAGCGACGACACCAAGGCCATGCCGAAGCTGATGCTCGACAGCCTTTTCCATGACGCCAAGATGCAAGGCCATTTCAGCGAGGGTGCCGAACTCCTTCATCGCTTCTCCTTGAACGTCATCGTGTTGGTGTCGAATTCAGAACCGTGGAACTCGCTCATGATGATCGCCCAGCCACTGCGGGTTGCATCGTCCAGACCAAATGCAAGATCCTCGCTGACCCCGTTGAAAATCAGCCAAAGCGCCTCGCGGATCGGTCCGGACCGAACTATTTTTTTACGGATTCTGCCTCTGCTTCGGCATCGGCTTTGCCGAAGTGCTCCTTCACGCCGGCCATCACCGCTTCCATGCCGACGTCTTCCAGTTGCTGGATGAGCGCTTCGACTTCGGCTTTGGTTCGCAGCGGCGAGATCGGCACGTTGTCGATTTGCGCGACGAAGAGAACCGGCATCACCATGCCGACGTAGACCTCATTGCGCGCCGAGTTACCGAGAGCATCAATGAGTCGGTATTGAGCCAAGATACCTGGCTTACGCAACGTGATGACGCGGCCTGATGCGTCAGTGACGGTATGCTCTGCAGCAGCAGCCGCGATCAGCTCTTGGGTTGCACCAAGGCCTTGCGCAGCAGTTTTGACGTTGGATACTTTGGCCATTAGGACACCTTGATGCGGCGCGATGCCACGAACGAGAGTTTTTGCATGACGGTGCTGTCGCCGGACTTGTCGCCAGCGTCATCGAATTTCAACAGCACGCCCAAATATCGGTATTGCGAGATCGATCCGTTCACTTCTTGGATGGTCTCCGTGATGGTCGCGCCCTGCTCGGCGATACCATCGTAGTAGTCCTGCTCCAGTTGTGCGAAGTAATCGTCCAGTGTGCTGTCCTGGCGCTCGATGCCAAAAGTGCCGGACCAGCCATCAGGGAATCGAACGTGGCGCGTGACGCCATCAATACCCTTGATTTTTTTATCCGTGATGTCCTGCTTGGAAGTGAACTTCGTGATGAGACCGAAGCTCAGCGGGCCATTCGACGTGATGATGTCGAGGGATACGTCGCGCCCTACGCTGAAACCGTTTTGCGGCATGTTTTTCTCCAGATGGAAAAGAGAAACCCCGCCGGAGCGGGGCTTTTATGTGGTTGGCGCGGCGATTAGGACGATGCCGCCAGGCTGGCGCGGGTGACGACCGACGCACCGCCTTGCATGTTGACGATCAGCTTTTCAGCGATGCCCAGGTAGCGCGCGTTCAGGTCGTCCTGCAGGTAGCCCAGCGCGATGCGATTCGGCGGGTTGTTGGTCAGGTCGCACTTGTTGTCGAAGCTGTCCAGCATCCCCTGGTCGATCAGCGTCTGCATGAAGCTGCTGATCGTGCCATCCACCTGGCGGCGCAGCGGGTCGTTTTGCGACGTGGACTGCACGCGGCCGACGAACTTGCCCATGGCGCTGTTCAAGGTGAACGCCAAGTAATTCGTCATGCGGGTGTAGTTGTCGCCGTTGATCACCGGATTGCTGCTGGTGTTGTGGCCGATGCGCACGCCGAACATGCTGCCGGCCGGGATCGGGTTGGTGATCAGGTCGATGCCTGCCTGGGCCAGGGTCTGCAGTTCCGCGCTGCTGTATTGCAGGTTCTGCATGCTCTTCTGGGTGCCGACGATGCCGAACAGTTGCTTGTTCAGGCTGGACTGCTCGGGCGAAAGGTTCGCCAGGCAGCCGGCCACGAAGCCCTGCGGCGAGACCAGGCGGGTCACGTTGTTCACGCTGTCGGTCCAGTACACCCAGTCGCCGAAGAGCAGCTTCATGGCGTAGCTGTCGATGCCGGCGGTGGCCTTGGCGCTGACCGCGTTGGCGATGGTGTCGCCGGCCGGCCCGACGCCGATCATGTAGATGCCCTCGAACATGCCGAAAGCCACCTGCGTGGTCCAGCTGGTCGAGTCGTCGCAGTCGGCCAGCAGGGCGATGCTGGTGTAGGTGTTGCGCAGGGCGTACATGCCCTTGCGGGGGATGGTGTCCTGGCCCAGCAGCACCGAGCT